AAAAGAAGGCCGATGAACGCACATCAATTAGGTGTACGTGTTAAGAAGATATTTAGTCGTACAGGTAAAAACGTCACTGCAAACTTGATTAGAAATATGTATATTAGTGAAAAGTTCCCAAGAGAACAACAAATGGAACGTGCAGAAGTTGCACACAAGATGGGACATAGTGTAGGTACACAGCAAAATATCTATTCCAAAAAATTAGATAAGTAAAATGAAGAAGATTGGTAAGTATACATATGAAAAGTCATCAAGATCAGATAAGAAATTAATGACTAAAGTAAATGGTAAGCTCATTCACTTTGGGGCGTCGGCGATGGAACACTTCAAAGACCGCACGGGCATATGGGCGTCCAAAGATCACATGGATAAACAAAGACGAAGCAATTATCTCCGTAGAACAGCTGGAATTAAAAATAAACAAGGTCAACTCACAAAAGATTTACCTACATCTGCAAATTACCATGCACGTAGGATATTATGGTAGATGACGAAATGACTTTATGACGCCAGTTTTGAAAACTATTTGAAAATCATAACCCCCAAAAAAATTGAAGCCTCCTCGTACGAAATACTTTTAGATCAAACGACATTTAGTCATTTCGTCATTTCTATTATTATATATATCTAAATATAATAATTACATTTGATTACCTTGTTTAATACCTTTAATTCCTCTACCTCTACTTTGTCTATGTTCTTGAATACCAGTATATCCTAAACCAAGTATAATACGTTTTACTTCTTTAATACCTTTCTTGATTCCAAATAGATTTGCTGTTTCTTTGATTTCTTTGTTAGTCATAAACCCATTTTCACTTGCTACAAATGCTTCTCTAATAGTTTCAATCTCATTAGGGTCATCATCACGTTCTGCAATAACACACGCTGGATCATCAACTGGATTATTGTATGCTTCAATTACCATCAAGATGAATTCATTTCTTACATCTTCTCTTGATATGAACTTTTCTTTGATTGTATCATCTTTTTGAAAATAATTTACATTTGTAAGTTTTTGATTATCACTAAAATTAGAACCTACAAACTTTGATGTAAGATGAAGTTGTTTAACTTTCTCATAGACATCATCACAATCAAATTTAGGTGCTTCGTTGCAAAAAAGTAATGGACTTGCTTGAATTTTGATTGATTGATTTTCACCATAGAGTTTTCTTACCATAATACTATCTCCACCACTAAAAGATTGTTTGAGTTTTACACCATTCAGTACACAACTCTCACTTTCATTCATTAGTGCGATTCTTGAATGTTCTAACTGGATTAGAAAACTATTAGTTCTTCCTACATCGCTTTGTTTGGATTTAGAACTGAAAACCTGTAGATCAATCGTTGCTACATACTTATCAAAACAATTTTCAATCAACATAGATATAACACCTTTACCACAATCTCTTGCTCCCGAGATAATAGGTATATCTTTGTCTTCACGATGTCCTGCAATCATTCTTGCAAGTCGGTACATAAACCATTCTTCTTTTTCTTTGTCGTTAAAGATTGGTTTTAGTATCCTATCGTGAATTTCTTGTCTTACAGATTCATTACTCTTTAGTTTCAAGAAATGAGGAATGATTATCATAGTATCACCACCAAGTTTGTTAAACTCTTTAGTTTCAAAGTCATAATATCCGTTTTTGAAGAACAACTTGGATTTTGATTGTCTGTAGATATACTCTCTTAAGTGCGGAACTTGTGGTGCTTTAAGAAAGGTCATTTCTACAATCTCTTTTGCTTGTGATAGTCTTGTAATCTTACTCAACTTTTCTTCTTCATCTTTACCTGATGAAAGATAGAATTGGTTGCTTAATATAACTCTCAAAAGTTCATTTTGGATTTCTTCTTTGTCGTTGATCCAAAGATGATTTTTCTGCAGAAAGATTTCTTTATCACACTTAATCAATTGTTCTCCAAGGTACACAGAGTTTACAATAAATTCTGCGAGTTGGATTGGTTCTTGTGCTTTTGCAGTGTAATGACCCTCATGACTATGGTTCATAATGAACTCATGTAAGTCCTCATAAGTCTTACCATCAGTTATGATTTCTTTGAGTTTATCAAACTCCGTCCATTCAGTTTCTACCTCGTCCAAAGGTATATCTTTCCTCGTAAATTGAACTAACCCATCAGTTGCGTTCTCCCAAGTTGTAGCATAGGTTATACCTGCTTTAAGGCAGACGTCCCTAAAAAGTCTTGGTGATGAAAGAAGTTTGAAAGCTAATCTTTTAGACAGAATACTCATTTTATTAGACATTTTATTTAAACAAAAATAAATTATTTTTTAAAATTAAATCATTTTAAAATGTCTAAAGAAAAACTATCCAAAATGACGAGAGGGTCTAACAAAAGTTTTTATCATTTCATAGTGACTGATACATCAAATGATGAAACCAAATACTTTAAAACTTGTAAAGAGATTACTGAAAATTACCAATTATGTAAAGCAAGTATATACAATCTACTTAATGGAAAACATAATAGTAAGAAATACAATCATCTAAATATTGAAAGATATTACCAACCAATTACTAATTAAAATATACAATCATATTTTAATTATTGAAATGACGAAATGACTTTATGACGTTTGATCTAAAAGTTATTTGAAATTTATAACCCTACGTTTTTTGAAGCCCTCTCATATGAAACACTTTTGATATATAACGTCATTTAGTCATTTAGTCATTAGTATATAATGTATATATATACCTGTACTATTGGTTTTATACCTCTACGTATTGGTAAATCCAATATAAATTTTAAAATTTATCTTCAAGTCTCAATATAAAACTAAAAATAAAACTAATTTATATAGTGTTTAAAAGATGCTTAAAGGAAATCAATATAAAATGAGTCCAATAGACACTATGTGGATAATCAAATGCGATAATACAGAGAACGATGAATTCAAAACGATCTGTGCTGTATGCACTTGGTTTAAAAATAATGAAAACGAAGTGTTATTGAAGAACAATCATGGATACTATCCAAGAATGAAAGATACAAACAAACGTGGTATATCTGCTGTAAAAGAAATATGTAATGGTATATGTAATGAATCAGGAGTTAAGATCAATGTAGCATCTGTATTAAACATAATACCTTTACTCAAACAACATTATACATTAATACATACTAATGATAAATTAGAAGGTATTGTTGTGTACGATGATAAGATTGCTTCAAGAATAGTAAAACACAAAGATGATATATTTTTAGTTCCTTACAATCCAGTAGAAGAAAAACAAAAGAAAATCAAAAGTAATAATCTTAATATCTTCAAAGAATTATTAGACGAAGAAGAATTAGACAATGAAGAACTAAAAGAACTAATAACCTATTTAATAGATAAACTATAATCATAGTAATTTATATAATGTATATATAAATTATTCATCATCTGTATCAGTTTCAGTATCTTCAGGTGGAGTATTTATCATCATAGGAATACGTAAAGGTTTGGTGATCTTATATATCACACTTGAATGTTCTAACAATCTTGGACGTGTACCTGAAGGTGTGCGTATATCAGTAGTAATCTCGGTCAAGACAAAATCTTTGAGTGCAGTAAATGAATACGTGCTTTCTAAACCTTTGTAAAAGAAATTAGCCACATTATCATATCTATTGATATATGCTACACATGGTATTCTACTTTTACTATCTATTGATCCGTGATATGTACTACTACAACCACCTTGTATAATTGAAGAATAGACACAAAGGTAAGGATATGATAGAGCTTGTGGTTCAAGTGCTGCATTCAGTGCTGCAGGATCAACTTGAGGTCTTGCTACACGATTGATCGGCCCACCAAGTAAATACAAAGGTTGATCGTCATTATTGACTTGACTTGCTTGAAATTCTGCACTACTAAATTCTGCACCATTAGTAAGAGGTTTTGTAAAGTTTTCAATAAAGTTCATATAAGTTGAAGTTCCATTTTCCTCAATATTGAATGTTGATGCATTAAAGGGTGTTTGTACGTCGCCTATGATAGGAAACAATTGATCTGCTGTAAAACCCATTTTACCCAGTAAAGTATTCTTCAAATTGAATGAAGTTGTTTCATAATATCTTTTTGAAGATACAGTATTATCGTTTTCATCGTATAGAATTATTGAGTTCAAACATACACCACTTAAACTATCAATTATACTTCTTGTATCTTGAGATATACCAAAATCAGCTATTCCTGTTTGAGTTACTCCACCTGCTGTACCACTCAAGTAATTAAAAGAAGAACTTTGATTATTTATACTTACTATTTGTGTTTCAGGTTCAGGACTTACCAAACCAAGAAATGAACGTAATTCACCATTTTCGTATGGTTGACCGTTCCCGTCTTTCAAGGATTCGTTCATATTACTAATGAAAAATCGTTCAAGATCATTATTGAAATCTACATTCATAGTATAACTACCTAAATTAAGATATGATTGATAGTAAGATAAAGGTGCAGCACTTGCTGTAGTCCACATAGTCTTATCAAAGTTATTATTCAACATTACAACCGCATTATTTCGTGTAAATGATACATCAAGACCAAATGAATTACCATAGAATACATTTTGTCCGTCAATATTCCAGTTAGTGTTTGTAAATTTGTTATATGCTTTAGTTGTATCTGTATTAGTTGTTAATGCACTAACAAATGCAATATAAGGTCTATTGTTGAATTTATAATATTCACCTGCTGTACTATCAAGCCATACAGGTACAACCATAAGGTCTAAATCTTGTGCTATTTTCTTAAGATCATCAATAGTTCTACCTTCATAACTATTATTAAACACTTCATCAAGTGATGTAGTTGATGCGACACGTGCATTATCGCCATTAGTTTGAGATGTTAAGTATGTATACAATTCTTGATAGTTAATACCTGAAGTTGAATATCTTGATTTTACGACAATTGAACTTAATTGTTGTCCGTCATTTCGTGTATCATCAAAAGCAGAATATGGTGGGATTGTACCTAAACAAACTCCAGCTGCATCTACATTTTCCAAGATATTAGCAAATCCTGGATTATCACGTAATACACGACCTGGATGATATTTAACTCTTTGACCTGAAGTAATACTTTCGCCAGTTGGTACTAATGTTGGATTACTTCCTTGATCTTGATACATTCCTATATCCATAGCAACAGATAATCCATCTGTATATGTACTTGAAGTAGGTGATAATTGTGTATTGTAATCACCATAGTATTTTTCACATCTACGGAAACCTGCAGATATACTTTGTAAATTTTCTTCTGTATAGTATACATTAGTCAAAATAAGATCACCTTTCTGTATAGCAAGAAGACCATTTGTTTTTGTAAAAGTTCGTGTAAACGCCATATTCAATCCTAACTCACCGATTGTTTGAATTCCAAAATCACCTATATTAGATTGTTGATCTGCACCAGTATTGATTTGATTAGTAGTATCATCATTATTCAATCCATAATAGAATTGACGACTGAATTGTAATCCAGCAATCTTTTCAGGATTTTCATAAGCGATGTTAGAATAGAATAGTTTACGAACACCAGTTAAACTATCAGTATCACTATAAGGTGTTGTATGTGTACTGAAATTACAACTCATAGAAGTTGAAACTTCTGTATTTATAACTGGGACTTTTTGATCTCGTGATGGAACACCATATTCATCAAAATTAACATATTCTGTTTGTGTACCAAATATATCAACACGACGTGGTTTTTGCAATCTTTCAGTAATCAACGTTGAGATGTTCTGTGGTGTAATCAATCCTGGTTGAATTGTAATCTTACTTTCTGTCGTTCTTAAATCATAAGTTGGACTTAATCCACTTGGATCAAAATTTATACCTGTATTATCACTTAATCCAGTAAACCCCATCATAGCACAACCTGTATAATCAAAACGTGCAGGAAAATAACGTCTACCATCAGGTAGAATGTTTTTCTTTGTTGATACATGTTCTTTATCAGCAACGAATATTTGGACTACTGCAGTATTTGTTAAGGTCGCTGGATCGGCAGGTTGAGTAGCATATATAGTAACATTTTGAAGTCCAGTAGAATATGTACCACTAAACTCAATATCTACACTTACTAAACTAAAAAACACTAATTCACCATCCACAACTTGTTCTGCACGAATTGTGAATATAGGTCTTGATGTTGTATCACTTGAATAATTTTGACCTTGTATGAATTGTGTAGCATTACTATCTGGACTTTGAAGACCAACACTTACACCTATTGCCGAATAATTGTATTTATCTTTAGGCATATTGTTTGGATTATTATATTCTGTGCCTGGTGTTGTTGAGTAATCTGTAAGTGAAACTTCACCAAGACCACGATTACGTGCGTTAGTTAATGTATTGATACTATTATTAGCATATCCTTGATATGTTTGCATATTAACTAAAGGTAATGGAATACTATTATAACCACTATGATTGATATAGTAAGAAAACGTGAAACCGACTTTATTATCAACAATACCTGACGATTCATCATTTGAACCTAATATTTCAATTGTATTTTGAACGTTTCCTGATGTGTTTATCGCACAACTTTCAACGTTGATTACATCACCTTTATTTACTACTATACCATAACTGGAAACGTTATTTACCCATTTATTCTTGAAGACATCAGTATCTTCAGTAGAACTATTATAATTTAATCTTCCCCTTAACCTATTACATTCAAGTAATACATATTCAGTCATTTTAATATATGGATATATTAAAATTATTCTGTAAGCATAACCTCGCCATCTTGGATCAAAAGCACACGTTCAACAGAACCAAAGATACGAAGTTCACGAGCAGACTTATCATCAGCAGTTCTTGTGTATGTTTTGAGAAGACGAATTGGTTTAGTACCAACTTTAGTTCCATTACCCAAAGTGTTGATTCCTGATGTAGTCAAATCAATACCTTCATAGTGAGAACAAGCACGGAAATCAGTTTCACCCAATGCATTAGTATTATCTCCAGCAGGACACTGGTGACCTTCAACTTTACCAATATAAGTAGATTGTTGATTGAGTGGACGTGTAACCGAAGCTTTATTAGTATCAGCATCAAAACTATACAATTGTGATGGCTCCATAAGTGGACGACCCATAACATTTGAAAGTTCATCATACTTTCTCGTAGGTAATACAATATCTCTATCATAAATTCTCATATCATTAATTCTGTAATTAAGTGCTGATGGAATCTTGGTGTCTCTTGAGATATAATCACCAAGAAATTTATGTGTTTCACCGCTATTCTTTTCTTGTATCAATAGCGAACGCACAACTCTACCTGAAAGCATAACTTCACGTTCAATAGTTTGTGTTTCTTCAACTCCAGCACCAGTTGATGTTGCAGGAATTGCCGTGTTTGTGATAATTTGGTCTTCGTACAAGATAGTCATACCTTCACTACTCAAAACTTGTTGAGTGACTGCGTCCATTTGGTCGTCTGTATAATACAAAGCATCAAAGATAAACTTGATATTTGGTTTAGATGGTGTAATAACAGGACTTGCAGAAGATGTTTGACTTCTACAACAGATTTTACCTATATCAGCATTTACAGATTGTTTAGAAAAAGTAAGTTCAAGGTATACGTGTTCTTTCATAGCAAAAAGTGGAAGTTTTCTTTGTCTCATCATAGGAATAAGAGTTGATAATGGTACACTGAAAAGTGGTGTAGTATCATCACTTGTTGTGGGTTTGATAAAAGATGGAACAGTTAATGCAGTATCAGCTGCAGTAGATGAAACGACAGCGTCAAGATCACGATAAACAATACGTCCACTTTCACTAATAGCAAATCTATCACCTGATGCACCTGATTTAACCATATCAACATAAGCACGATGTTCGGGAGAATCAAATTGACGATGAGCTGTTGTATAGAAACCATACTGATTGTTTGATGCTACGACTTGATTACCAACCTTGAGTACTGCTTTTTCAATAAGTCCGTGAACTCCTGTAGATAAAGGAAAGAAAAATTCTCCATCAGCAGAACAAGTAACTCCAAGTTGAACGAAAGACGCCATATCTAAAATTCCAGCTTTTGGGATTTGGAAAACAGCTAAACTATCAGTTATAGTAATAGGGTCAAGAACTTGAGTAGTAATTTTCATATTATCAATAGTCTTGAGTGTAGACATATTAAGTATTTCAGGAAGGGACGACATTTTTTTAAATACATATTTAAAAAAATTTTATAAAATTTAACTTGAAACCATTATGCCTTCAGGAGAATATTGTAAAACATTCTTTGCAAGATAATATGTGAAAACAGACATGGGCGATTTACCATCTGCAGTAGATTGCACACGTAGTGCGTATGATTTTCCTTTGAAATCCACACCTTGTTTAGATACAGAATCCATATTCAAACCAATAGCAAAGTTTCTTTCACTATCAATTGTGCCGAATTCTTGCGTTGCACTACCTGAAACGGATACGTCTTTAGTTCCATATGGAAGTAATTGAGGTTGATTAAGCATTTTAGATAATGATGGATATGATTGTAAAGCATTCAAAGCGTTGACTTGCACTCCAGTTTCAGGCAAACCTTGAGTAGATTGAGCTTCAACATCAAGTTCATAATCCAAACCAAGTTTAAGTCCATCACGTGAGAATGATACTTTCTTAAGAATAACAGATTGGTCGTAAGTAGAACCAGTAGAATCGGTGTTCTTCAACATAGCAGTTTTAAATCCATCTTGAGAATAATTGTTAGAATGAGTAACAGGTAAGAAATTATGAATAACAGATAATACTTGTTGAGAAGCCAAATTGTAAGTCTGTGTAGCATCACTTGAGTTAATAACTGAATACAAGTTTTGAATTGTGTTGAATGTTAGACTTCCTGTTGATGGTACAGAAAGTTTCTGCATATCATCAGGTTCAGGAACAAGCATTTCACCACTCAAAGACAAGTTAGAAACTTGATAAGAAGCTCCAGTTCCTGATGCAGCATCAGCTCCAAATAAGACTTGTTGATCTGAAGCTAATTCAAAACTCAACTGAAGTCCACGAACTCCATTTTGACCTAAACTGATTGCAGTTCCTGATTGCATCATACCACTAAACAAACGAAGACTGAACGCCATTTTGTTATTTACTTGATTATCAGCCGAAGATTGCTGTGCTGTGCTTTTACTAACAACACCTGAATGAGACAAGAAGTCTTCTTCACTTTGTGCTGAAGGAAGGATTGTAGAAATCATACGTCCATATTGTCTCACAGATTCCAACACTTGGTTACTATCATTAGAACTGATGTTTACATTTTGGAAAATAGCATTAACACCAACACGATCGTTAAGTTGAACTGATACAGCTGATCCTGACTTCAAACCATTATTATCGGGTGCAGCACCTGCTCCAGTAAGAATTTCAATTTCACCATTCACACGAACAGAAGACGCACGAAGAAGTTTACTTGTAGCACCAACGTTGAATGTAATAAGAGGTGTACCTTTTTTGAACGAGTACGTATTGTCGGCTGGTTGATTAGATGGGAGTATTTCAAATCTTTCAACTTGGGAAATTTTCATAGCAGACATTTTTAAATAAGATTATTTAAAAAAATTTTCTAAAAATTATGAACTTACACTTACAATTCCTTCAGCGATTTGAATACGAGCAAGTTTAAAAACATAGTTGTTGAAGACTTTTTGAACTGCACCACTATCATAATCTACACGAAGGGAAATAGTTTCATCACTAATATCGGTGACTTGTCCGTAGCGATTGAAAGCACGTCCAATAGCAAAATGTTCGTTAATCTTTTGAAGTGAATGAACTGAACGACCAATATTAGCAAGTGCTTTCTGTAATTCGGTCATATGTAATGGTTCAACTTTTGCTGGTGATTGTGAGTATCTTTCAAGATTTGCTCTACGACTTGGTACAAGTTCAGTACCGAATTGAAACTGATAATTTCTTGCAGAATCAGGAACTCCTGAAAATGAATGTTCTGTGATTTGACGATAGTTGTTATTTGGGATAGGTTGTACCAAAACTGATTTTGCACGTTTAGCCAACGAAGGAATATGGTCTTGAGTGATCCCTGAAGTTGCGACTTGGTTATGTCTATGAAGCTCACTTGTAAGAATATCAAATGCTATTCCTGCACCTGAAGCACTTTTATCAACCATAGATTTAACATAAGCATCGGGTGGTTGGACTGATAGACACCTCATTTCAACACCTGAAAGTGTGTATGATGGTGCTGCAAGACTTCCAGTAGCTGCTGCACCTGGTGCATCACTTGCTGTAAAAATTCCAGTTTTTGCTGAAACTCTATCTGCTGACTTCACAAACAAAACTGAACCAGATGCAGCAAATGTTGAACCAATATCACCATTTGAACGTTGTGGACGGAATTGAATACCAAGTTTTCCAGTATCAATAAAGAAACCTGTAATAAGTCCTAATACAGTGTCGTATTGTTCTGTACCACTTGCTGGTAGTGCAATATGTAAAAGGTCATCAATAACGAATGGATTTTCTTTCTGGTCGTCACCACAAGCCAAATCAGTAACTATAGTAAATACATTATCTGTTCCAGTTACAGTAAAAGCACTACTTGCAATATCAGCACTTGGTCTAATTTCCGTTCCAGGAATAATAAACTGTCCCGCGGTATTGAATGCACCTACACCTTGTCCTTGATCTAACATATACAAGCATCTTTGTGGGTCTTCTGTATCTAAAAACATACGTAGACCATCAAGTAGGGCAACAGGTAGAATTCTTGAACTATTGAATAGTCCAGTATCAAGTTGAAGGTACACTTCAGGTGAGTTTCTTGTTCTTGCTGTAGTAACAGGTGCTGAACTTGTTGCACCAGTAAGTGAAGGTGCTGCACCATAATACAAAGAATTTTCGTGAGTAGCTGTTGGTTGGACGCCTTCAAAAAGTTGTCTTTTATGACTGATAGTGCTTTGTTCTGTAAAGTGTTTCATCATACCAACCATAGCATTATAATCTTCAAGACTTTCCAAAGTTTGAATATTAGAACCATCACGAATGATTACATTACGGAATAGTGAGTGAACCCCAGCTTCATAATCAGGAACAATCTGTCCTCTACCACCTGAAACGGAAACAACGGCACGAAGAAAAGTTTGTGTAGGGTCTACAAATCCAAGATAAGATGGAAGTAGAATTCTAATTTGTTCTAACGGACTAACGTCACTTACGACATCAGGCTTAATAGCTTGAGATTTAGATGCAATATACTGACCTTGAGGAACTGCCTTAAACATAGTTTTATTTATAAAATAAAATTATTTAAACGAAAAAATATTTGTTTTTATATTGTCTATTTCAATCTAAAAATTTGTATATGATCCTGACCTATCAATAGCAGTATCTAAACTTGGAATAGCCGATGCATACTTTGATGTAAGACTATCAGGTGCTGTAAAACTTGAAACAGGCGGTGGTGGTGGTGCTTGAATAGGTTGTGCTGTATTATGATGTTTGAATAGATGTGCGATCCCATCACCGATGGCGACCAAACCACCCACAACAGCTGCACCCTCACCGATCACAGGTATAGCATCAAGTACAGATGTAGATGCTAAATCACCTACTATAGTTTCACCAGCATCTTCAAGTGATGATTCACCTACTGTTTTAGCAATATCTTCACCTGATGTTTGACCGACATTAGCAAGTGTACTATCACCTCCACCAAAACTTGTTTCTGCAACATCACCAGTTCCTGATGTTTCTGTTTCAGGCGGTGAATATGCATCACCTTTATCGGCACTTAACATAACACGACCACCAGCA